CGCCTTGCAACGCAAGCCCGCACAGCCGGACTTCAGGGCGGCGGCGGCTATGCCTCATCCGCCAAGGGTGCAGTTGGCCTTGGCCGCGCATCAACCGCCGGCGTGCAAGGCACGTAATGTGCTACACTTGTAGCAGTGGAGCTTTGGCCGGTGTGGACACCGCGAGCTAAGGCCGCTGCCCGTTAGGGGGGTTGGCAAACCCTGCTGCGTATTGGCCACCGAAAACAATACCCAATCAACTATCCGTGTTCACACCCTCCGGTGGATGCGCGTATCGGGAGGAGAGACCAACATGAGCAACTCAGACGAGTTCTACGAGGACCAGGAAAACGATAACCTCGACCCCAACATTCGGGCCGAGCTTCGTAAGTCCAAGGAGCGCGCAAAGGAAGTGGAGTCCGCAAGGGCCGAACTTGATGCTTTGAGGCGCGATCTGGCTTTTACGAAGGCGGGTATTCCTGAGACTGGCGTAGGAGCGTTGCTCCGCAAGGCGTACGATGGTGACACTGACCCAGAGGCTATTCGAAATGCAGCCGCTGAGTATGGCATCCTTGGAAACCAGCAGAGCACCACTTCAGAGCTGGACAATGTCCAGGCAGAACTTGAGCAGCATCGCAGCATTGCTGGGGCAACGGGCACCAACAACAGTGGCCCTTCCCTCGACCAGGAGTTCCTGGCAGCGATTCAGTCGGCGAACAATGAGTCCGAGCTTATGGCGGTCATCTCAAAGCTAGGCGGCGAAAACGGCGTCTTTGCTCCCGGTCTTCGCTAAACCAGGGGACCAAACCTCATAAGGAACTACTACCATGGCCATCACTGGCGCAACTTCAACGAGCAATCTGGCGCTCGCGCAGCAGGCTTATGACCGCCTCGCCCGATTTGCTCTCCGTCCCGAGCTTTACTTCGACAATGTTGCCGACGTCAAGCCCACCAACCAGAGCATGCCCGGTGCTTCGGTGACCTTCCCGATCGTGTCGGACCTGGCTGTTGCCTCGGCTCCGCTGAACGAGACCACCGACGTCACCCCGCAGAGCATCTCCGAGTCGAACGTCACCGTGACGCTGGCTGAGTACGGTAGTGCCGTGCTGACCACCGCCGCGCTTCGTGGCGAGTCGTACGTGGAGATCGACCCGATCGTTGCTAACGTCGTCGGCTATAACGCCGGTGTCAGCATCGACGAGGTCGCGCGAAACGTGCTCCAGCAGGGTACCAACGTTGCCTACTCCGCCGCGAGTGGCACTACCCCGACCGCCCGTACCGGTGTTGGTTCTGCCAACGCGCTCACCGCTGCCGACATTCGTGCCGCCAAGGCCCGTCTCCGCAGTCAGAACGTGCCGAACTTCAACGGCTACTACACCGCCTACATCCACCCGAACGTCGCTTATGACTTCACTTCGGAGCTGGGTGCTGCAGGGTGGCGTGAGCCCCACAACTACTCGCAGCCTGGGGAGATCTGGGCCGGTGAGCTGGGTGCCTTCGAGGGTGTCCGTTTCATCGAGACCCCGCGTGCCCCTGTGTTCGCTGGTGCGGGTTCGGGCGGCACTGCCCTCGCCCTGTCGGTGACTTCTGGCTCGACCACGGCTACCTACACTGGTGCCACGAACCCCGACATCGGCGACGTTGTCTCGGGTACGTCGATTGCTTCGGGTACCACCATCGTGGCCGTGAACGCTGCCACCACCACCGTGACGCTTTCAGAGGCGGCCACTGCAACCACCAGCACTTCGGCTGGCGCGAGCGTGAGCACCTCCGGCGCTAACGTCTACGGCACCCTCATCGTGGGTCGTCAGGCCCTCGCCAAGGCGTGGTCAATGGTTGATGGCAACACCGAGGTCCCGCACGTTGTGCCCGGTCCGATCACCGACTACCTCCGTCGGTTCGTCCCGTGGGGCTGGTACTGGCTGGGTGGCTACTCCATCTACCGTCAGGCCTCGGTCCAGCGCATCGAGTCTGGCTCGTCGCTGACCTACAACGTCCCGGCTATCGACCAGTAGTCGTTAGGTAGCGAGGGGTCACCGTGGTACATCAGTGTGCACATTGCCATTCGTTCGACATCATTGCCGGACAGGACATGGTACAGTGCCTCAAGTGTGGTCTTCACACGCGAGCTGATGGAACCGCGGTGACCCCGCCGCCGCCTGCAGCACCACTCACCTGGGCTGGCCGCGCCAACATTGACGGCCACTGATAGTTAGGAGTTGATATGGGAGTTTCTTCCCCAACAGGCAATGGCGAGAAGCGTGGTATGGAGTTTGCTGGTCAGCCCGGCACCCCTCTGCCGCTGCGTCCCGACCGTGCCAAGGCCAATGACGCCGCTTCGCTCGGCTCGCACGACATGGACAGCCAGTGGGCTGCCGATGGCCGTGTGGACATGCGCGACGATGGCGCCTTCACCAAGATTCACGTTGCACCCGCCAACCACGACACGGACAATAGCCGTGCCCACCTTGGCGACCCGTCCATGGGCGCCCGCGTGATCATGACCGGAAAGCCGAATCGCTAATGGGACGCGTTGAGCACACTCGCAACATGACCAAGGAAGACCTTAGTGGTCACTTGAACTACGACTACAGCCACTCCAGCATTGAGCAGTCCGCTGCCAAGCCTGGCGCGGTTCGTGGTCTCGACGACCAGAGCACCGCTCGCGGCGTCAAGGAGAAGCTCGTTATCACTGACATTTCCGCGGACCAGCATGGCTCTTGGGTCAATGGCGTTCACACGCCCAACGAGGTTCACGGTTTCCCGTTCAAGGTTAGGGAGAGCAACTAATGGCTACCCGCGACGATCAGACGGACACTTGTCACGGTTCTTGTGAGGGCGATTGCCGCATCTGTTCCAGCAAGGTTCAGATTGACTTCCGCCCCCGCGACATTCGCGGTGACTTCTTCGGCATTCCGGACCCCAAGCTTCAGGGCGCGGGCGGCTCCAACGAGGTTGGCCCCGAGCACTGACGGCGCAGTCTGCATGATAGACTGTAATCAAGCCGCTTAGGAGAAAACGTGTCGTATCGTATTGTTGTACCCATTGAGTCCCCCAACGGTGCCGTAAATGGCGCTACGGTGGATGCTTGGGACATCAGCAGGTTCGCAAATAACAGCATTCCCGGCGAGGGCATTGCGCCCCCGTCGGGAGTTGCTGATGCTGGGCCGGTCACCTCGGGTACCTTTGGCGCCCCTGGTCAGGCTGTCCTTGACTTGCCCACCAACGACACTTACAACATTCGCGTTGTCACCCCTGACGGAACTACGTATTGGACCCAGACGTCCGAGTCGCAGGGCGGCGCCGCGCCCGAAGCGCTTGTTTCTATCGAGGCGGAAACTGTTAGGGCAGAAGCTGCGGAAGCAAATCTTCAGAGTCAGATCAACAGCATTCCCGCAGGGCCTCAAGGTGCACAAGGTGCACAGGGCGCACAAGGGGTGCAAGGCCCGCAGGGTTATCAAGGGGCTACCGGTCAGCCGGGTTCACTTGTTCCCGTTCCTGTTCAGACTGGCACTACTTACACCGCCGCAGTAAACGACTTTGTTCCGTGTCTTGTCACGGCAGCTGACATTACTGTCACTATTCCTACCACCGGGAACAATGGCGATCAGGTTGCGGTGCAGCGCGTTGGCGGTTCCACCAGCAACGTCATTGTCACCGCCGGCGGTACTCCTTTCGAGATTGCGGGTAGCCCGACATCCGTGACACTTCCCGCCATCGACGACTCAACTTTGTATTTTACATATAGCGTCTCAGCGACCGCGTGGCTCGTTGCGGTTGCCGCACAGGGGCCACAGGGGGCGCAAGGAAATCAGGGCGCTACGGGGGCACAGGGGCCCACTGGAAGCCAAGGGGCTCAGGGTGCGCAGGGCAACCAAGGCGCGCAAGGTAATCAGGGCGTTCAGGGCGCTCAGGGAACCCAGGGCGTTCAGGGCGTTCAGGGAACCCAGGGTGGCACCGGACCTCAGGGCAGTACTGGCGCTCAGGGTAATCAGGGCACACAGGGTGCTCAGGGCGTTCAGGGTAGTACTGGCGCCCAGGGCAGTGCTGGACCGCAGGGGTTTCAGGGCTATCAGGGTACGCAAGGCAACCAGGGCGCCACTGGAGCTCAGGGAAACCAAGGTTATCAGGGTCCACAGGGAAACCAGGGCTATCAGGGCAACCAGGGCGCGCCTTCATCGGTTCAAGGCCCACAGGGGTACCAAGGCAATCAGGGCTTCCAGGGAAACCAGGGCACAAGCGGTGTTGGTACTGGTGTACAAAGTTTCAACACTCGCACTGGTGCAGTCACACCTGGCAACGCTGACTATCTTGCGGTTGCTTCTGGCGGCCTGACCGGCGCCACGACCGCAACGCGCTACGTTGGCGGCACCACGGTCGGAGCTCCCACTTCTGGCACGTTTGCAGTTGGCGATTTTATCGTAGACCAGACTGCTACTATTTGGGTTTGCACCGCGGCTGGAACTCCCGGAAGTTGGTCACCTACAATTCAGTCAAGTCTTGTTTTGCGTTCCGCTACAGCAACCGCTGGAGCTGGGGAACTTACAATTTTTACTTCGTCTGGAGCATCTGGCCAAACCATTACGCTTCCCGTATCTCCGCAGAATGGTGCAATCTACCAGATCAAGAACCTGTCTGCTTACACGGTAAACATTCTTGGTGGCACAAACTCAATCAGCGTAAGCGGAACAGTGTATGGCGCAAGCACGCCTTATACCATTCCGATCAACACGGCGTACACATTTGCATATGCAGGTGGCGTTTGGTATTGCATGGTCACAACCGACATGGGCAAGGTGGGGGGCACGCTTCCCATTGCCAACGGAGGAACTGGAGCAACCTCTGCTTCGGCGGCACTAACCGGCCTTGGTGCACTGCCTACTGCCGGCGGTACGATGTCGGGCAATATCGCCATGGGTTCCAACAAGGTGACGGGTTTGGCAAACGGCACGGCCGCAACGGACGCGGCGACGCTGGGGCAACTCAATAGTTTTTGGACAGGCAAGCAGC